GGGGGGGGGGCCGAGGGAGTCGTCAGTGGGCTACAACCCGACTGGAACATTTCCGACCCTGTCAATAAGAACTACATCAAGAACAAACCGGAGATTCCGACGCTGGACATGGTACCGACCGCTGATACATTGAGCTATGTCAATATCGACGGTACAACCATCAACTTCCGTATCGGCGATGAAGTGCGTGTGTTGGAGAATGGCGAATATGTATTCTATCGGCTTTATGATCTTGCGGATGGTATAGCATCTTGGCAGGAATCTGGCGGCGGTACGGCCTTACCCGGTAATGTCTATCTGACAGGAGCAAACTATTACAATGACTCAGTACGAACGATAAAACAAGGATATTTAAGCCATGAGTAAGAAAGGAGCATTCATATATCAGCAGGTCGAGCTAACGACGGCCGAATGGATGGATAATACGACCATTTATCCGCCATCAGTCTGGTTATTTGAACGTTTGGGAAACGGTAAATTCAACATGAAGTTGGCCGATGGTGTGCATGCGTTCGCGGAATTGCCGGCAGTCATGCAGGACGTAAAGGTAACGGTCAAGCAAAACGATGGGACCACCTACATCCTGACGATCACGACGGCGGAAGGAGAGTTTGATACGCCTAACCTTAAAGGGACCGCTGCGCCCGTCCCCTCGATCGATCCGGCAACCAAGCATTGGAAAATAGGAGATGAGGATACCGGCGTGGTAGCCGAGGGAAAAGACGGGGCGACTTATGACGATACGGAGATACAGGCCGCGCTCTCCACTTTACAGAAACAAGTCGATACGCTCGTTTCCGGTAACGCCTCCAATGCGATCGAGTCGTTTAATGAGATTATCGCTTTCCTCTCCAGCGTGGAGGACAGCCAGACGTTGCAAGGTATTCTCGCCGGGCTTAACCAGAATATCGCGAACGTCCAGAAAGCGATACCTACCAAGCTCTCCCAGCTACAGAACGACGACCATACGGTCAAGGACGCCAAGTACGTCCATACGGACAATAACTACACCACCGCGGATAAGAACAAGCTGGCGGGGGTAGCCGAGAACGCCAACAACTACTCGCTCCCGCGAGCGACGGCCGGGGCGTTGGGCGGGGTACGTACCGGTTATGGCTCCACGGGCAAGAACTACGCCGTGCAGCTTGACGCCGACGGCAGGATGTTCGTGACCGTCCCCTGGAGCGACACCTCGTATACCCTGCCCAAGGCCGGGGACTCCACGCTGGGCGGTATCAAGACGGGTTACGCCAACTCGGGCAAGAACTACAAGGTGCAGGTGGACTCCCTTGGCAACGCCTTCGTGAGCGTGCCATGGGAGAACACGAACACGACTTACGGGTTGGCCAGCACCGCCGCCAACGGCCTGCTGCGCCAACTCCCCGGGAACACGACCACGTTCATGCGGGGTGACGGCACGTGGGCCACCCCGCCTAATACCGTCTATGTCCATCCGACGACGGCGGGCAACAAGCATATCCCGGCGGGCGGGGCCGCGGGACAGATCCTTCGGTGGTCGGCCGATGGCACCGCCGTGTGGGGAAGCGACAACAACACGACGTATAGTGTCGTAGGGGCTAATGGCAGTACAGGCCTTGTCAAGAACGGCAGTACCGTTACAAGCACCTCAGGTTATACGGCTTGTCCTATTGTAGGTGGTGTCCCTTATTTTAAGGACTCCTACACAAGCGCGGAGAGGCAGAAGGTGGCGGACTCGTTAAGGTTGAAGGAGTACGCCGACGTGTCGGATCTCGGCAAGCTGCCCGCCACCCCGTATAACCTGCGTTACGTCTATACCGCCGCCACGCCCAAGGCGATCGCCTTCGCCAACGTGGGGAGCGTGCCGGAGATGCAGGAGCTCTACCTGTCGATCAAGAACAATACCTCGTCCAAGATCACCCCACCCCAC